TATAGGTTTGAAAGGCACTACCCGCTGAAACACCCGTGTTTGGCTCCACCTCAACCCCATTGATGTAGAGGGTTTGAGTGTTGGTGGTTCCTACGTTGAGGAGGTCATTGCTATTGAGGTCCAAATCTGCCGTCATGGCATTAGGACTAGTTCCGTCAAGACTCAGGGTGTTCTCAATGGCGGCTTCAATCTCTGAGAAATTATCGTTAAGAGCGTCAATTGAGCCATAACGGCTACCAATGGTGTTCAGGGATACTTTAGGCATAGGGAAGGAGCCTTACAATTAGGCGAGTAACAGTCTCTTGTAGAGACTTTTAAGCATTGAACGACATCTTAAAGGAAATTTTAGGTTTTGTCAAATGTTTTTTATTGATTTTTATCAAAAAACATCAAAAATATCTAGACAAAACAGCAAAAAGGACTTGACAAATACAAAAAAGTATGATATTTTGCCATTTACAGCAATGGTGCTGTAAGGAGAACAAGATGACAGGATGGGTACACAAGTTAACACCAGAAGAGCGGGAACAACTTTTTGTTTGGGCCTCTGAAGGCGTTGGTTACACAGAAATCTCAAGACGCTTAAACAATAAGGTGAGCAAACAAAGAGTTCAACAATTGTGCCGAAGGGCTAACATTGATGTAATGGAGAAGAAAAAACGGGAACAACTACAGGAAGAGGAAAAGAAAAGAAAGGTGAAACTAGGTTCTTTTTACCAGGAAGACAAAGAACTAGTAGACATGGAGTTAAGAAACAGAGCCTTTAAGAAGTTTCAACAAAAAAGGCGGTGTGGACATTGGAATATGGATATAACCTTTGGAGACATTGATTGGCCTTCAGTGTGTCCTATTCTTGGTTTAGAACTAGACTACTATGAACCAAGAAAAGAAAACTCTGCTGAGTTTGACCGTATAGACAGCACCAAAGGCTACATAAAGGGTAATGTGTGGGTGATAAGCCGTAGGGCCAATAGAGTGAAGAACGACGGAACTGCGGAAGAACATAGGTTGGTGAGCAACGCTATGTTTAAACAAGGTGTCAAGTGATTGTTAGTGAAATGTAAAGAGAAAGGAACACTTTTTCTCTCACAAAGAAGAAAAACACCTTGACAAAAATGTTTAGATGTGTTACTCTTTTTCTAACACTCGGAAGTTTGCCCTGTCTTAACAACACGGGGGGTTGATATGAGTGGGGTCCGAACACCTCTTGTCCTGAGGGATAAGAGTCTTTAGGGGCTAAACTAAAGAGTCTGATGATACCTCAGGATGACGTATTGTTGGAAAAATGTTAATAGCCTTTATAAGGTTATTAATTGAACACGTCTAATAAATTTTCCTAGGATGAAGTATTTTACTTTAATGTAACTTATATGTACTCTAATGCACAGGGGGCCCTTTGGGGCCCTTTTGTGCTTTCTGGACACAAGAATTTCTCTGAGGGATTTTTTAGGGGCTATGCATAAACTCTAGAGCACCCCCACACCCCCGCCCCCGGGTAGCCCAAGGGACATGGGCGATACACGCGTGTGTGCGTGCGTGCCCGCGTGTCACTATTGTACTTCGAGGCTCAATCCCGAGTCCATAGGGGTTTACCCTGGTGTTGTACCAGGGCAACACATGAGTTATCCACAGGTTATCCACATGGGGTAAACACTAGAACCCCCATAAACACCCATGCAAGAACCATGCCAACAGCCCCAATGCTAGGTGAAAACCCTAGTTCTGACAATATTTTATCTTTTGTCAGGATCATGTAAGTTTCATGTAGACAATCCATCTCATCGCAACCAACCCCGGAGTCTCAAATGCTCACGCAAAATCAAAGGGATACACTGGAATATTTGAATTCTCTCATGTTTCGGACAGACGACCAAGAGCAACAAATGCGCCGTCTACTTGACATTGCAAACCAAGAGGGAAGGGTCAACTACAATATGTATCGTCCCTATATTTCCTTCGAGCCTGCCTAAGGGTTTTCCCCATTGCGTCCCTTGTGGACGCAAGAGAGAATACCCCCAACAAACCAATGGAGTATCCCGTGATTCCAAAATCTCTTCACACTGTTACCGTACTGGTGCAATTGACCCGCCACCTATATGCAACCCGTAGTGATTTTGCCCTTACAATCAATCATTGCCTATTCAAGGCATTGGACGTACTGGGATACACTGATGCTCCCGATGTTCACGGGCTTACACTTCAAGCCCTGAAGAAACTAAGTAAGTAAGGGTTTCCCCTAGTTCACAAGGGCTAGGGGCTCCCTTATAAACACCCCATCGCAACCAAGTGAGGCAAGAATGCTGAGAATCAGTGTTACCAGTAAACTAGACGGCATCCGCTCATGGTCCCTGCAAGCCCTTGATACTTGCCCGGGTTCAATTGCCCCCAATGGGGGGCTGGTGGACGCATGCAAGGGTTGCTATGCGACTACGGGGAATTACGTCTTTGATAACGTCAAAGCCCCTAGGCTAGAGAACCGGGATGATTGGGCCCGTGACAATTGGGTTTCTGACATGGTGCAAGCCTTGAATAAGGATAGGTATTTCCGTTGGTTTGATAGTGGTGATATGTACGCTATTGGATTGGCAGAGAAAATCCTAGACGTTATGCGTGCAACCCCATGGGTTCAGCATTGGATTCCCACTAGGATGCAGAAGTTTTCCAAGTATCAGGGAATCCTGGATTCCATGCGTGCTTTGCCCAATGTGTCCGTGCGATTCTCTAGCGATAGTGTATCGGGGGAATACGTCAAGGGCCAGCATGGTTCCACCATTGTTCCCACTAGCGACAATGTGCCGGATGGTGTCGCAGTGTGTCGTGCCTATGAACATGGGGGCAAGTGTAACGGATGCCGCACTTGTTGGGATAAGTCTGTCCCTGTTGTTGCCTACGTTGCGCATGGTAAGAAGATGGCCAAAGTGATTAGGCTTCGCGTAGCGTAACACCTAGGGTTTCCCCTAGTGTACAAACTAGGGGAACCATAAGAATATCGGTTCACACTAACAAAGCGAGGAAAGCATGACATTCACTTTCACCCTATATGATTCCCTCGGCACTTTCACGAAGACAATAAAGGCCCCCGATTACCAACAAGCGGTAGAGAAAATTATGTCCCTTTATCCTTTCTGTCTCATCGTAAAACCGGAAGAACCATGGAATTTCGGCTAAGGGTTTATCCCTATGGCACAATATCCCGTGCCATATTATAAACCTTTCGTCAACCAAAAGAGGACTAACATGGAATTCACAAGCCTACGGGAAAAGATCAGTCACGAGACAAAGCAAAGGGCCGAGCGGTATGCTGGTTTCCGTGCAATGTTGGATGAAGCCCTTGCAGCGGGTAACGCTGCGGGTTCTGGTATCACCCCGTCAACCATGTACGTACGGGATACCAGCACCGGGGAAACATGGGCAGAGAGTGAGGGCCCTTGCGGTTTCGCTTGGGTTTCCATTTTCAATCAAGGGAATACCAGTTTCGGACGCTGGCTCCTAAAGAATGGGGCACGTAAGCGGTACACTGGTGGCCTGGAATTCTGGATTCACGGGTTCAACCAAAGCATGGAGCGTAAGGAGGCCTGCGCCCATGCAATGGCCCGGGTGTTTCAGGCGCACGGCATTCAAGCCTACGCTGAGTCTCGGCTCGATTAACCCCCGTCACAGACCCTAAGGAGACACACAATATGGATGATAGACCCTCATTCTGGGACTACCTGAGCGTGGCCCTTGTGGCTGCAATGATGGGCTATGCCCTTGCACACATGGTATAGGAGGACATATGAAGTATCAACCGATGTTCAATATATGGGAAATGCCCCATGCATTCTATTCCCACATTCAACCCGGACAATGGGTGTATGCTGGGGATAGGGACAACAAGGGTATTTTCTGTGGTGTCAAACCCTCTGGGGTTGTCGTTGTCGCATGGTATGGCAACGCCAAAAACCAGGATTTCAGGGGCTACATTCGCGCAGTCATGCGTTACGCTAGTCCTAGGGTTTCCACTAGTGGACAACTCAAGACCAGCAAAGTATAAACAACCCGTCAGCAACAAAAGAGGTTCTCAAGTGGTACAAACCATCACATTCCAGGATTTTGTGGATGCCTTCCGTGCCCGTGGGCGGGAAAATCAGTTCTCCTATGACGCCCTGCGCCTCATCTGGGACCATCTAGAAGAGGTGGACCCTGATGGAGAGTTGGACGTTATCGCAATCTGCTGTGACTTTGTGGAGATGAGCACTACCGAGTGCATGGAACAATACCCGGATATTCCGTCTGTTGCCGAGTTCGACGGTGACTACGATCAGGACGAGCAGGACGTATTTGTGCAGGACTACCTAGAAGATAGGACTACCTATCTGGGTATGGGCAATGACGGTCACGTATTCTTGCAGTTCTAAGGAGACTATTGTGGGACTAGATATGTACGCATTCAGGTCTAGTAAACTGGGCTTGATGAATGAGGAAGTAGATTTCCCTGCCCTAAAGGATGCAGAGGAAATAGCCTACTGGAGGAAGTTCAACCATCTGCACGGGTGGATGGAGAAACTCTATAGGTCCAAGGGTGGACAGGAAGAATCCTTCAATTGTGTAGGCGTGAGGCTTGATGCTGATGACCTAGATCAACTGGAGAAAGACCTAAAGGTGGGGCTCCCCCATACTCCTGGTTTTTTCTTTGGTGGTCCTGAGGTGTGGCCCGATCACATGGAGATGACAAAGGAATTTATTTCTAAGGCAAGGGATGCACTAGAACACGAATATGGTGTATACTACTATTCTTGGTGGTAAGCCTAACGGCAGAAAGGAACAATCATGAACAGCCCAGAGTATTACGTTCTGCTGCAAGAGAATGCACGGCTCAAGCGTAGCATCTTCAATCTTGAGTACATCATCGAAGAGATGAAGGGCAAGGGCAGCACTCCCTTGCAGCACATCATGGACCTGATAGAGCAAGCCATCGAGCACTCGATGCGTCTTGAGAGCCCCATCACCTATGGTGTTGATGAGTTGGTGGACGCCCTGCGCTATGCCCATACACGGGCAGGCGATGTATACTGGCATGATCCAGTGCCAGAGGAAGAACTGGAGGACATGGGGTGACTCAGTGTGTCTCTGCCATAGTGAGGGACAAGAGGGGCAGGGTTCTCAGTGTGGGGAGAAACTCCTACACCAAGACCCACCCTCTACAGGCTAAGGCAGCACAGGAGGTGGGGGAACCCTACAAGATATTCCTTCACGCTGAAATAGATGCACTGGTGAGGCTGAGGAACCCGAGCAAAGCAGCCTCCATCCATGTGTATAGGTATGACAAGGCAGGTAATCCAGTAAAGGCAGCACCATGCAAGATATGTCAGAGGGTAATAAGGGAATGGAATCTCCAGGTATTTCACACCTGATGTGGGTATGTGTGACACTGGTGAAGCCATGCTCATGTGTCATGTCCACGGAGTGGCCCTTCATCGAGGCACAATGTGTACATGGTAACGTGTGGGAAAAGAGAGTACGGTATAGGCCCCTTCATCAGACTACAGAGGACGCACTGCTATGAATGTCTTAGTCGCGTGTGAGTACAGTGGCATTGTGCGTGATGCCTTCATTGCACAAGGGTGCAACGCTACCTCCATTGACCTGTTGCCCACTGAGCAAGAGGGCCCCCACATTGTGGGTGATGTGGTGGAACACTTGAAGTTTCATGCAGCAGAGTATGATGCTCTCATTGCGTTCCCTCCCTGCACCCATCTGGCAGTGAGTGGGGCACGGTGGTTCAAGGATAAACTCAAGGAACAAGAGGAAGCCCTAGATTTTGTGCGTACCCTTATGTATTGTAATATTAATTATATTGCAATTGAAAACCCAGTATCTATTATATCCAGCAGAATAAGGAAACCCAATCAAACTATTCAACCTTGGATGTTTGGACATGGAGAAGTAAAGCGCACTTGTTTATGGTTGAAACATCTACCACCACTTGTGCCAACTAACATTGTGGAAGGCAGGGAAGCACGGGTGTGGAAGATGCCACCAAGTGCCAACAGGTGGAAGGAACGTAGCCGTACATTTCCTGGAATCGCTGGGGCAATGGCAGAGCAGTGGACCCCAGTGCTACGAAAGGCTCAGGAAGGGCCCTAGAAGGCCCTACAAGGCACGAATGGCACAAGGGTAAGGGGTGGGTAGCCTGAAGGCTTCTAAGGGCTCCTAGACACTAGGTGTTGACACCTCCTCTACCTTGTGCTACTCTAAAGAACTCTTGAGTATAGTGACTTATAAGTAAAGAATACTTTATTACTTATGTACATAATATCTTGTATATAGATAATAAGTATATATCTTATACTCAGATGAAAGGATGTTATGGGTAAGTTTATAAGACATATAGGGTGTACTAGGTGTAACTCTAGTGATGCTAACGCCCTATATGATGATGGATCAACATATTGTTTTTCTTGCCATAGGGCAGGAGGCACAGAAAGGGAATGTGTGCAAGACATTGGACGAGGGCTAAACAGTGACACCATCAAGACCTATGGTGTGTATGTGGATGGGGAATATGTGTACTTTCCCTACACCAATGCGTTGAAGCGCCGCAGTAGTGACAAGAAGTTTTCCTGGCCTCAGGGTAAGGGGGAAGGACTCTTTGGGCAAGGGGTGTTCCCATCCTCTGGGAAAACTGTTGTTGTCACAGAGGGTGAGTTTGACGCAATGGCAGCGTACCAGATGCTGGGTACAAAGGTGCCTTGTGTGTCCATCCGCAATGGTGCTGGCAGTGCCTTGCGGGACTGTCAGGATGCCTTTGAATGGCTCGATGGCTATGGGTCTATCATCATTGCCTTTGACGCTGACGAACCCGGGCAGCAGGCGACACAGACCGTGGCTGAACTCTTTGGGTCAAAGGCCCGAGTGGTGAAGCACTCCAATGGATTCAAGGATGCCAATGACTACCTGATGCAGGGGTCCAGTGCCAAGTTTGTGAAGGCAGTGCTGGAGGCAGAGGAATATAGGCCAGATGGCATTGTGTCTGTTGGGGACATAAAGGAGCGACTACTAGCCCCACAGAAACCTGGAATCCCTTGGTGTTTTGACACCCTCACGGCCCTCACACATGGCAGGCGTGAAGGGGAACTCTATGGGTTTGGTGCTGGTGTTGGTGTGGGCAAGACGGATGTGTTCACGCAGTCCATTGCCTACGACATTGCGGTGTTGAATGAACGTGTTGGTGTCATCTACTTGGAGCAACCTGTAACGGAAACTGTGGCCCGTGTGGCAGGGAAACTCGATGGGGCCCTCTACCATGTACCGGGTGCAGGGTGGCAATGGGATGATTATGTGGCCTCCATTGAGGCTTTGGAGGCACGAAAGCAACTGTGGCTCTTTGAGCACTTTGGCAGCAAGGAATGGGCTGTCATCAAGGCCAAGATTCGCTACATGAAGAAGAGTCTAGGTGTGCGGATGATTTACTTGGACCACCTCACTGCTCTCACGGCAGATGCAGAGGATGAACGCAGGAGTCTGGACAAACTCATGGCTGAGATGGCCTCATTGGCTCAGGCTGAAGGGCTGGTGATTCACTTCATTAGCCACCTGACAACCCCTTCAGATGGCAAGAGTCACGAGGAGGGAGCTCGGGTACGCGAACGGGACTTCACTGGTTCTCGTGCCATTGCCCGGTGGAGTCACTTCATGTTTGGCCTTGAGCGGGACAAGCAGGCAGAAGACCCAGTAGTTCGCTCAACTACTACGTTCCGGGTGCTGAAAGACAGGTATACTGGGCAAGCCACAGGAGAGGTATTCTTCCTTCGCTATGATGCCAAGACGGGACGCCTGAACCAAAGTGACAAACCCCCGGAGGAAATACTGTGAGAAAGACATCATTTTGTGGGTGTGGAGATAGAGACGCTGATGGGTGTAAATATTTTGTTGTAGGTTTTACTGACTTTTATTGCTCATTGGGAAATAGAATTCGCTACTGGACTTCTAGAAGTGACGGAACTTATGGGTATTTCAGTAAGTATAAGTGCGAAGACCATATATTTGTTTCTTCTTCTGAACCTAAGAAATCACCAATGTGGTGGCTGAAAAAGGAAACTCTGTGAAAATTGACATTGGAAAAATCTGGCTCATGGATGGTGATGAGCACGTTGCCAACGTAGAGGTGACAGAGGGCACGGCAGATGGGAATGTTTATGAGGTGACTCTGCATACTTCAGTGTATGATGAAAAATCCTGGACTGCCACGGCCAATGCCATTCGTGAGGCTATGGTTTTCATGCGTGAATCAAAGTATGTGTGAATAGGAAATGAATAGTTTATGAATAATTCACGTGCACTATGAGTGGAACCCTCATAGCCATCACAGGTGTCATATACTTGTGGGTAGCCGTTGAACAGATGATGAAGGGGAATGTTCCCATGTTCATCTGCTACCTTGGTTATGCCTTTGCAAACATTGGCCTCTACTACATGGCAAAATGACTCTCTTTCTAGACATTGAAACCAACAGCACACACAGCGTCATCTGGTGTGTTGTCACTCAAGTGGGACAAACACAGGAGGTACACTATGGGCCATCGACCTTGGCACCGCTCATCGAGCACGCTGAAAAAGTTGTTGGGCACAATGCTATTGCTTTTGATTTTCATGTTCTCTCTACCGTATGGGGCCTATCTGTACCTGAGGGAAAGCAGGAAGACACCTTGGTTCTCTCCCGGCTTCAAAAGCCCGACCGAGAAGGGGGACATTCCCTAGAGAGTTGGGGTGAGAGGCTTGAATGTCTCAAGGGAGCCTATGACCAATGGGACAACCCAGACATGGAGCAACTGGTTGCCTATTGCAAACAGGATGTAAACCTGCTGGTGAAGGTCTATGACACCATCACCTACGAGTTAGACCGCATGAAGTTTTCCAGGCAATGCATTGATCTGGAGTATGAGGTGGCTCGTGTGCTGGCCCAACAGCAGCGCAACGGGTGGCTACTGGACTACAACCATGCCATCATGCTGCTGTCAACGCTGAAGGACAGGCAGCAGGCCATAGTGTTTGCCTTGCAGGAGAAGTGGCAACCCAAGGTGGTGAAGCGTACTTCTGAGAAGACCGGAAAGCCACTGAAAGATCACGTTATAAAGTTCAATCCGAATAGTCGGGACCACATTGCAGAGAGACTCATTCAATGTGGGTGGAAGCCTGAGATGAAGACTCCCACTGGCAAATGGATTGTTGATGAGTCTACACTAGAGGGTGTGGAGATTCCAGAGGCCAAGATGGTGCTGGAATCCCTCATGTTACAGAAACGTATTAGCCAATTGCAGAGTTGGCTAGATGAAATGGGAGAAGACAATCGTGTTCATGGCTATGTTAATAGTATCGGGGCTGTCACTGGCCGTTGCACTCATTCTAGCCCTAATATGTCTCAGGTTGCTGGCGTTAATGTCCCGTGGGGAAAAGAAATGCGACAATGCTGGGGAACTCCCGACAATAAGCGCATTGTGGGAGTAGACCTATCTGGCATTGAACTCAGGTGCTTGGCCCACTATATGCAAGACCCTGAGTACCAGAAGGAACTGCTAGAGGGTGACATACACACCAAGAATCAGAAGGCAGCAGGGCTTGACACACGAGCACAGGCAAAGACATTCATCTATGCCCTGCTCTATGGTGCTGGTCCCGCTAAGATTGGTTCAATTGTTGGAGGAGATGCAAAGACAGGACAAAAGCTCATTGCAAGTTTCATGCAACAAACCCCAGCCCTGAGGAGACTCCAGGAAAAGGTAGCAAAGTTGTCTGACAAGGGCCACCTACCGGGCCTTGATGGCAGGCGAGTGTGGATAAGAAGCCCACACGCTGCACTAAACACCCTGCTGCAAAGTGCAGGGGCCATTGTGAGTAAGCAGTGGATGGTGATAGCCAATAAGGCATTGAAGGAAAATGGTGTTGCCTTTAAGCAACTAAACTATAGTCACGATGAGTTGGAGTTTGAAGTGGATGAAAAAGACGTTGACAAAGTGAGAGAACTTGTGGAATACTCCGCATTTCTCGCTGGTACTACACTAGGTTTCCGTTGTCCTGTTGCTGCGGAATCTAAGGTAGGCAAGAATTGGTACGATGTTCATTGAAAGGAAACACAATGCTCAAGATTAATGCTCAATTGTTCTGGGTGAAGGACTCTGTGAGTCTCAACACCAGCTTCGACCCTGACAACAAGAAGTACAAGCTCACCGTGTGCAACGTGAGCCCCAAAGCTGCTGAACGTCTAAGCCAGGATTTTGGCATCAAGCTCAAGAACAACCCTGAGAAGCCTGACTATGGTTTACACTTCTCTGCTAAGAGTCTCTACCCTTGGGAGTTTAAGGATGATGCTGGTAATTCTGTGCCTGCTGATGACATTGGTAATGGCACTAAGGCAATCGTAGAGGTTTCTGGTAGCTATCCCCATAAGTTTGAGAAGGCACATGGCAAGGGCCCCATTGTGAACTCTCGTGGTGGTGTTGTCATCACTGAACTGGTTGCTCGTGAAGCCAAGGTTAGCGACGAAGAAACCCTGTGAAAAACATCAACACCTTGGTGGCAGACATCTATGCCACGCTGGAGGGGAAGATGCCTACGGGCTCTTTCTCTCCCCTCGACATGACTGAGGCCCTGCAAAATGTCTATGCGAAGGCAAACACGATTAAGGAAAGACCTCCAAAGACGCTCTACTTTAGTGAACTGGGTGATCCATGCCCTCGGAAGCTCAACTATCGGGTTAACTCGCCCGAACTTGCCGAAAGCATTGACGGGAATACGCGACTTAAGTTCTTCTATGGTGATGTTCTGGAGAGTCTTGTACTCTCACTTGCAGAAGCGTCAGGACATACTGTGTCTGACAAGCAAAGACGAGTTGAACTGGAGCTTGATAACTCATGGAAAGTCAAGGGACGTATCGACGCTGTAATCGACGGCGCTCTAGTGGACGTAAAGTCCACCACCAAATTCGGAGAGGAAAAGTTCAAAAATGGACTACAAGACGATCCTTTTGGGTACAAGATGCAACTTGGGGGTTATGCCGTCGCACTAGAATTGCAACAATGCGGCTTCCTCACTATTCAAAAGGAACTTGGACACGTTGGCTACTATCCAATCGAGGTATCAAAACAAGCCGTGTTAGATGGCGCACACGCGGCAGTGTCATACGTGGAACGTCCTTTGCAGGAACTCCCACGCCTTGATCCAGTGCCACAGAGCAAGACCAGTAAGAACAAGAAGCTATGCACCACTTGTTCCTATTGTTCTTACAAGAAGCATTGCTGGCCTGAGATGCGTACATTCCTGTACTCTGACGGCCCAGTGTTCCTCACAGAAGTAGTGGATGTTCCACGAGTAGCGGAGTTGGTATGAGACACCTCATCATTCCCGATTGTCAGGTGAAAGAGGGCACACCCTTGCAACACCTGGAATGGGCAGGCAAGGCCATCTGCGAGTACAAACCCAATGTGGTTGTTTGCCTTGGGGACTTTGCAGATATGCCTAGTCTCTCCAGCCATGACAAGGCAGGGAGTAAATACTTTGAGGGGCTGCGCTACAAGGCAGACATCGAGGTGGCTAAGGAGGCCATGTCCATGTTGCTAAAGCCCCTCAATGATTTACAGAGTACGCAGAAGCGTAACAAGGAGAAGGTGTACAAGCCTCGCATGGTGATGCTCTTGGGCAACCACGAGAACCGCATTGACCGTGCAGTGAACAACAGCCCTGTGCTAGAGGGCCTCATCAGTACAAAGGATTTGGAATATGAACGACATTGGGAAACACATGGGTTTCTTCATCCCGTATTCATTGATGGTGTTGGCTATAATCACTACTGGCCTGTTGGCGCTATGGGGCGTCCTGCGTCCAGTGCTAGTGCAATTATCAGCAAGTTGCACATGAGTTGTGTGGCTGGGCACCAACAGGGTAAACAAGTAGCCTATGGCAAACGAGCGGATGGGGTTCCATTATGTGCTATTATTGCTGGTAGTTATTATCTCCATAATGAGCACTATATGGATAGTCTTAGCAACAAGCACTGGCGTGGACTAGTAGTGCTGAACGATGTGAGAGATGGGCAGTTCGATGAGATGTTCCTCTCCATCGAATATCTGGAACGGAAATATGGCAAAAACCTATAAGCAGAAACTATATGAGATGACTTGTTTCATTGAAGACAATTTCGACACGCCAGAAGACGTAATGAATTTCCTGGAGTTGTCCATTGAAGACCTGATGAAGATGTGTCCAGATAGGTTGGTGAAGAAACACAGGACTACCTTTGAAGTAAACCTAGAGGAAATGGATGAATATACAGCCGAAGATGAGAAGGAAGCATGGGACGGGTTCTCCTCAGTTGATGAGGATGACAGATTCACCGAGGAAGACTTTTGGGGTAAAACCCAAGAAGATAATCGCTGATGAGAAAAATCGTGAGGCACTAGATGAAATCAACGAGTACAAAAGCGCCACCAGAGTATTCTGATACCTTGGTGAGATCATGTGACTCTTGTGCCCACAGCGAACCACGGGCCTACAGCATAGATGATGTACCTGCTATCTGTTGGTCCTGTGTGGGAGCACAAGGGGTGTTTCAGTTCCCTCTACCCTATTGGAAACCAAAAGATGAAAGTAAGTCCAATTGAAGCTTCTCTTGTCAATGTATGTGGTAGTGATTTGTTTGTTGCTAACGCTGCTAGGGTTTCGTTTAATAAGGCATCTGAGCTTAACCCTGATGGAAGTCTTTCAGAGAAGGACACAAAACTCATCAACTACCTAGCCAAGCACAACCATAAGAGTCCCTTCAACCATTGCTTCCTCACCTTCCGAGTTAAGGCACCAATCTTTGTGGCACGACAACTAGTGAAGCACAAGTTCATGCCGTGGAATGAAGTGAGTAGGCGTTACGTTGATGAGGAACCTGAGTTCTATTTTCCAGGTATTTGGCGCAAGAAGTCAGAGAGTAAGAAGCAAGGTAGCAGTGAAGAAGCAGTGAGCATGAGTCATGCCTGTGCCATCTCTGCTGAAACTACTATCAAGTCAAACCTAACTCTGTATAAGACTCTTCTGTTAGAAGGAGTATGTCCAGAACAAGCCCGTATGGTGTTGCCACAAAACACCATGACAGAATGGTATTGGAGTGGCACACTAGGGGCCTTTTGTGATATGCTGTGGCTACGTCTGAAAGAGGACACACAAAAGGAAACTAGAGATGTAGCAGTGCTCATTGCCAATGAGGTAAAGAAGCACTTCCCTGTTAGTTACAATGCACTAAGGAGCAATTATGCAAACTAAGAACCCTTATGGGAGCAATTATGCAAACTAAGAACACTTATGAGTTTCACTTTTACGGTGAAGATGATGGAAGCATGGAGCGATCCTTCCGACACGAGCATGTCACCGATGGTGAAGACTACGCTACGGAAATCGTAGACCAGTTCCTCCTGTTCCTGTCTTCTGTGTTTGGTTACTCCATTACCCGTGAGTGGCTAGCCAATCATACAGACTTTGCAGACCCAGAAACCACCACGGCAGATGTTCTCGCTATGGGTGGCACGGAGGATTGACTCCCGTAGAGGGCTGGACTGAAGGGCGCTTCAATGCCTTCATCACCAGCGTCCTACGGGCAGGGATGCGGAAGTTTCCCAACAAGTGGAAGGCACTAGAAGCAGCGTGTACTGGTCAGGGGCTCAATGCCGCTACAGGCAGGAAAGCCAAGTTGTACAAGTGTGCCTCTTGTGGTAAATTGTTTGTCGCCAAGAATGTAGAAGTAGATCACATAGCCCCTGTGGTGGACCCTGTAATGGGGTTCACTACGTGGGACTCCTACATAGAGAGACTCTTTTGCACCACGGACAATTTACAAGTATTGGATAAAGCATGTCACAAACAGAAAACCTCGATAGAAAAATCGCTTCGCTCTCCCAAGAAGAGAAGCAACTCCTTGCTGAAGGAGTCAACATCTACATCATCCAAGCCTTCCAGGAAATCGTCAAGAGCAAAGAAGGCCACACGGTCTGGTCAAAGCTTGATTCGGAAACGAAAGCCCACATCAGGCGCTGGGTAGCCATTGAACAACTACGTGCAGAGAGGCGAGAATGACATTCATAGAAATCTATTTCATCACCGGCTTCATGCTTGGTCTGGAGTTTCCAGGACAAGACAATATCAAGATGGTGGTTGACATGGGCATTGTACGTTTTGTATTTCGAAATGAGGAGATTGCATGACACCGTGGAGTACCATTGGATATTTGGTTTACAAGCGAACCTATTCCCGCCGCATTGACGCGGCAGATGTAAACAGTCGCACTGAAGAATTCCCTGAAACTATTGAGCGTGTACTAGCCAGTGCTCGTGACCAACTGAATGTTGGGTTCACACCTGAGGAAGAAAACCGTCTACGTGACTACTTTCTAAACCTCAAGGGCAGTGTTGCTGGGCGCTTCTGGTGGCAGATGGGTACTGACACGGTGAACACGCTGGGTCTATCATCCTTGCAAAACTGTGCCTTCACCACCGTGGACCACCCCATTCGTCCCTTCACATGGGCAATGGATATGCTCATGCTGGGTTCTGGTGTAGGCTATAACATCCAGAAGAAGAACGTAGACAAGCTACCACCTGTGAATGCTGGGTTCACTTGCCCCACTCGTGTCAACAGCCATGATGCTGACTTCATCGTGCCTGATAGCCGCGAGGGATGGGTGAAGCTATTGGGCAAGACACTCAAGGCAGCATTCCTCGCAGAAGGCGCTAAAACCTTCACCTACAGCCCTATCCTCATCCGAGGCAAGGGAGCCCCCATCAAGGGCTTTGGAGGCGTTGCTAGCGGCCCTGAGGACCTTTGCTGGGGGATTAACGAGGTGTCTAAAATCCTGGAGAAACGTGCTGGCAAGAAGCTACGGCCCGTGGATGCTCTAGATGTTATGAACATCATTGGTGCTGTTGTGGTTGCTGGTAATGTCAGGCGCAGTGCTCAAATTGCTATTGGAGATGCAGACGATGTGGAATTCCTACTTGCTAAACGATGGGACTTGGGTAACATCCCCTCATGGAGAGCCATGTCCAACAACTCCGTGGTATGTGATGATATCAACGACCTTCACGAGTTCTTCTGGGATGGCTATGAAGGCAAGGGTGAACCATACGGCCTTATTAACCTTAAACTCAGCCGAAAGGTCGGTCGTCTGGGAGAGACTCAATACCCTGACCCAAACATTAACGGGTATAACCCATGTGCTGAACAATCCTTGGCTGATTACGAAACCTGCTGCCTAGCAGAGGTGTTCCTGCCCAATGTCACCAGCAAGGAAGAGTTCGTAGACGTTTGTAAGCTCCTCTATCGCATCAACAAGCACAGCCTTGCATTGTCCTGCCACCATCCTGAGACACAGACCGTGGTGAACAAGAACATGCGTATGGGCATTGGTGTCACAGGTGTCATGCAGGCTTCAGAGGAACAACTCTCTTGGCTCAAGCCCACCTATGAGGCCCTACGGGAGTTTGATAAGGACTACAGTGAACAACATGGTTTCAACAAGTCCATCAAGCTCACCACGGTGAAGCCCTCTGGCACGTTGTCTCTGTTGCCCGGTGTCACTCCTGGTTGTCACCCCGGGTATTCCCAATATATGATACGGAGGGTACGAATTGCTGCTAACCACCCGCTTGTTGATGTGTGTCGCCAGCATGGCTATGACATTGAGTATCAGCGCAATTTCGATGGCTCAGAGGATCGGTCCACAATGGTTGTCAGTTTCCCTTTCTCCTACCCGGAGGGTACTAAACTGGCAAAGGAAATGTCTGCAATCAATCAACTGGAAACGGTGAAGTGGCTCCAAGAGACTTGGAGTGACAACAGCGTAAGCTGCACCGTCTACTACAAGAAGGAGGAACTACCAGACATTAAGAAATACCTGAAGAAGCACTACAAGAATGGGCACAAAAGTCTGTCATTTTTGCTGCACAGCGAACATGGCTTCCAACAGGCCCCTCTTGAGGAAATCTCTAAAGAACGCTATGATGAAATGATGGCTCGTACCACCCTCATCACCTCCACAGATGAAGCCTCTATGGACTTTGGTGATGACTGTGCCACTGGTGCCTGTCCCGTTCGGTAATGTTTTTACCAAATAGGGCAGGAAGTTAAAGAAATTTACCGTTCAGTAAAGGAAACACATGAAGGTACAAGAGATTAAGGAACACGAGGATGGTAGTGCCACTGTGCTCATCGAGGAGATGACACCAGAGGAGGTACAGGTTCTCATTCAAGAGGGCTTCAAGGCCATGCTGATGCGCTACATTGCAGAGATGGAAGAGGACAACAAGAAGGCCGCTCTCTTCAAGCCTAAGAGTAGTTACTTTGAATCCAATGAGTAATCAAGTCGGAGGAGATCATTACGTAAGGTGTTCCATACAGCCGTGGGAAATCATAGAGCGTAATGAGCTTAACTTCTGGGAGGGAAACATAGTGAAATATGTTCTCCGTCATCGAATGAAGGATGGTAAACGTGACCTTGAGAAGGCAAGGCACTACCTGGAATATCTCATCAACCAATATGAAAGGAAAGAGCATGTACAAGCTAACACGAGTGAACGGAAGTTTCCCCAAGCGCCTGCGGAAGTTGTTCCCCAGCTACGAAGAGGCTCGACGGGAGATTCGGAAATATCTCCGTACAGTTTTCCGTGGAGTCCCACGCAGCACCCATGTGCCCCTAGTAGCTACTAATGCCTACATTCGGCGTGTAGCAGAGCAATGACTCTGATGTAACAAAAAAGGCCCCGAAAGGGGCCTTAGTGTTTCTAAATGTCGTTAGTTATTTATAAGTGTTGCCGTTTAGGAACCAGCGGATGATGTGGGGTGCAGGGCGGGGAGGCCGGCGAGGGTGAAGAGGACGTAGGCGGCGCTGAAGATGGCACCGCCGACGACGATGTGGAGGGCTTTGTCGTGGGGGATCATGTGCGGCTCGGATACACCGCAGACATGCGGATGGTGGTGAGGGCCGCGGCGTAGACCACCAGCGCCACGGCCGCGCCAGACAGCAGGTGCAGAGCCTTGTCGTGAGCAATCACGAATACGCCTCTATCGCCTCGCGCGGGGCGTTGGAAAACCACAAGATGCGGCCGGCGCCGTACTCAATGCCAATGGCCACACCTTGCCAATAGATCAGGTTTTCGTTTTCCACAGTTGACTCCTTTGATTAGCCAGACAATTCAATGTACCCACGGTGCCGCGTTGCAGTTGCACCAGCGGATGTCACCAGCTTGATCGTCAAAACGTCACCATCGGATACGGTGATGGCTCCATACGAGATGACTTCAAAAGACGCGGCCCCGCTAATCGTGCCAGTAAGAGCTGTGTCCGCAGTGTTTTTGCGCAGCGTATAGGTGTAGGTTTGACCAGCGCCTGGAGCGTTTTCCACTTGCAAGCGGATTCTGCTGACAACCCCGGAAATTGGCACCGAGAAGAACGTATCAGCTTCAACGGACTGCTGCGCATTGCGGCCAATGTAGGTGGTCGTTGCCGCAGCCACCGTGCCGTTGGTCATCAGCGGGAAGTTACTGCTGTTGGTTGGGTTGTAGCCAACTTGACGCGGCAAATTTGCAGTCATCAAAGGCAGCACTGCGGAGTTGTTGGCTATACCGCTCTTGCCTGTGCCTGGGTTGCTGACATCGCACCCTGTAATTTGAATACGCCCAGCAAACGTCACCGCAATGTTGACGCCATCGGCCTGTTCGTGAGTCAGGCCAGACGCAAAGTTGCCAATGCGGCAGGATGCCAACGCGACAGAAGAGCCGCCGGTAATGCTGACGCCGTGATAGGTGTTGGTCGTGAGCTTGGAGTTCTTGGCGATTTGCGTGTTGACAAAGCTGATGTTGGAGCCGCCCTCAATCAACACGCCGTGCTTGCCGTTCTCGCGGATGCGCCCGCCGCTCCAGTTGATGCCATCCACGCCGGATCGAATACGCACACCGTGGCCGTTGGTTTGATATCCGGCCCAGCACTCCACAAATTCACACGCCGTGATGTTGGCCGAGGTGCCATCAATGTCCCACCCATCAGTGACGCTGGTGTCCGCGAGCACTTGATTCATAAACAGGTACGCAACAACGTCGGACCCGGTAGGCTGGACTTGCACCGCCGTGTTGAATGTTGTGACATCAATGGTGTCGAAAAAGTCGCCACCGCTTTGTTTGACTGCTATACCAACAGACGATGTGTTTGTGCCGGTAAAACCAAAATTGCTGATTTTTCCTTTGGAGAAAAACATTCCCGCGCTTGGCGTGCCACCAGACGGTGTGTCACAGATCACGCCATAGTTTTGTGCGTACAGAACTTGGAAATCTTGGAACTTGGCGTAGAACGATTCCGCAACCCTGATGCCGGTGGCAAAAGCCTGCACATCAATCCGAGTGCATGAGAAGCCGCCGTTGGCTTTGCGCAGCCGAATGCCGTTGCCGGTTGATCCTGTGTTGGTGTTGAACAAAGAGCCAGCGTGGATGGACAAATCTTGAACACCGCCACCTACCAAATAACTGCTGTGATTGAAATAAATTCCGTCTGCCGTTGCAGAAGTTTGCAAAATGAAAGTCTTGGCAGCGCCATCACCAACAAACAAAACTGCGCTTGTGGTTACAGATAATGCTGCCGTGATTTTGTAGGTCCCTGCCGGCAAATAAATTTTTGCCGCCCCGCTGTTTATTGCAGCTTGAATAGCGGCGGTATCATCCGCAACCCCATCCCCCACCGCGCCAAAGTCCTTGACGCTCACCACATCATTCAACTTAACCTTATTCTTAAGTGCCTTACTCACTTCTTATCTCCCTTCTTCTTTGCCTTCTTTTGTTTCATTTCAACAGCGTAATAGACACGTTCACCTTTTTCTTTCCCGTAACGCTTCTTCATTTCTTTCATCATTGGTTTGTTCACTGGCATGTCATTCTCCTTTAACGAGTTACACCTTGTTTCTTCTCATAAGTACGTAGAGTTCCTAACCCAAGCATACCTCCTAAAATATAGAGGAGTATTTCAGTGTCCACTTGTGGTGGTTGGGGCCATCCGTTAATAGAGGCCAGCCAAGCAAGTACATAGTGCCCAATGGCTGCATAGGCCAACCCAATGCCTCCAATCCACCCACTAAAGGGCCTCCACCCAGCGACAAACAAAGATGGATGTGAAGCCTCTTTGAGGTTTATTTCCATTTGACCTACAACCTTCTGCAAGTCACCCGCCTGAGCCATCTTGAACAACTCTATTTCAGCTTCAGCCTTTTTCTGGGGATCAGGCATCCACCTGTCTAATAGAGTCTTGCCAAAGTCCATTAAGGGGCCAAATAGTAGAGGATTCATGTTAGCACTTCCATTTCTTTAGGGCTAGGGCTTTACGGGTAGGACGCCCCTTCTCATCCTTCATTGGACCCTTGACACCAGACATACGGGCACAGAAGCTCCTCTTACGAGGACCACCCTCGGGCTGTGGAGGCTTAAGGTTACTCCCTGTCTTACTGTTGTAATAGGCCCTACCCTTGGCAGACAAGCCACCCTCGGGGTTCTTATGCTCCTTACGGAGACTTACACCTTTAGCCATAAAACTCCTTAAAGAGTAATTGCAGTTTTAGAGGATAGGGGTTTAATTAGAGCCCCTGTGTTTATGTCAATCTTCAACCCGAGGTCCACATAGGTTCCAATGTAGTCATTCCCGTTAGGCCCATAAGGTGTACCCAGTTTCACCAGTTCTGGTGGTGGATAACGTGGGTAGAGGAGACTTGCATCAAAGCCCGTTAGAGAGTAGGCACCAGAAGCAGCAAAGAGGGAACGTGCCCTTACAAGGGTTGCATCAACCCCAGTGAGGCTATAGCTCCCTGCTGCGGCATTAATGGCCTTCCCTTGTGACAAGGTTGCAGCAGCACCTGTGAGCACATAGGAGCCACTCTCGGCATTGATGAATCTGGCACTACCACTGTATTCCAGTGTGGCATCAACGCCTGTGAGGCTGTATGAACCCGCTGCTGCGTTAACAGCCCGCCCAACAGACAACGTTGCCGCTGCACCCGTGAGGCTATAACTGCCAGCCTCTGCGTTGACATTAGAGGCCCGTAGGAGCGTTGCAGGAGAGCCGGTAAGGGTGTAGGACCCACTCTCTGCGTTAACGGCTCTAAGGGCCTCTAAAGTGGCTGCAAAGCCCGTTAGGGTGAACGTCCCTGTCTCTGCATTGATGGTGTACGCTGTGACACCAGCAGCAGGAACCTCCATCTCTGCCCATGAGACATACCAGTTCTTCGCGTAAGTGAGAGTGGCATCAGCACCTGTGAGGGTGAAGGAGCCAGCAGCAGCGTTTACAGAGCGAGAGGCCGTTAGGGTGTTGTCTACACCTGAGAGGCTGTAGGAACCAGGAGATGCCTCTAGGGCACGAAGGGCAACAAGTGTGGCAGCACTACCCGTTAGGTTGTAGGACCCCGGGGAAGCATCTATCTCATAGGCAGTG